CACAAGTGCAGAAGGAAGAACCTAAAGCATTTGTTTTTAAATCAGATAACAATGAACAAGGAGATAAATAACAATGGCAAGAATAGTACTTACAGATGTAGATGTAGAACTTAATGGACAACCTATTGGTGAATACATTTCGTCAGTTACACTTAATACGCCAGAAGATGTGGTTGAGACCACAGCATTTGGCCCAGTTGGTGCAAGAACAAGAACTTCAGGACTTAAGGATCACTCCGTAGCCCTTGAATTTCACAATGACTTCGCTTCAGGAGCAATGGAACAGATTATTGATACAATTGGAATTGGTCAATTAACAAATCTTGTTATTAAGCCAACTTCTGCAGCAATTTCAGCAACTAACCCTGCTTACAGAGCAGATGGATCAGGTACTGGAGCAACCAAGGCTGGACAAGTTTTGATTTCAGAGTGGACTCCGTTAAATGGTGCAGTTGGAGAACTTTCAACTGTTTCTGTAACATGGCCAATTTCAGGTCAAATCGTTAAGGATGTAACTCCTTAATCATGGCAATCATAGTTTTAACTGATGTGTCAGTACAAATAGGACCAAGTTCTGGAACTGTGGTAGACTTAAGTGACCATGTTTCATCAGTCCAGTTAAGCACTGTACATGATCTTTTTGAAACTACGGTTCTTGGTGATTTATCAAAACGACAATTAGCAGGACTTGCAAATAATAGTGTAAGTTTTGACTTTTTGCAGGATTTTGATAATAACTCAGTAGAAGATACAATCGCTCCACTTGTAGGAGGACTTGCTTATTGCAAAATAAAGCCAAAAGGCAGTGTTGTTACAAGTGCTCAAAATCCCAGATACGAATTTGAGATTACAATTTCCGAATGGACCTCGTTAAATGGTGGTGTTGGTGAATTATCAACGGCACGAGTAACTTGGCCTATTTATGGAGATATAAATAAAATTACATCATAACCTTGAAGGGGTAAAAATAATGGATGGATTATTCATAAAAGTCAAAACAACAGATGGTGAAGAAGGCGTATATTCTATTCGCCCAAAGACTATTGTTGCTTTTGAAAACAAGTTCAATAAAGGCTTTGCTAAATTACTTACAGAAGATCAAAAGTTAGAGCACATCTACTACCTTGCACATGGTGCATTGAAGGATGCTGGTAAGGCACCAAAGCCTTTTGGAGATGCGTTTCTTGACACACTTGAATCAGTGGAGTTAGCAAATGACCCAAATTCCGAATCCACAGAGACAGCCTAACCTATACGGTAGCAATGGTTTCTGTGGAGACAGGGATATCTCCAAACGATTTGCTTGAAGCACCTGATGGTGTTCTTGAAGCAATTGTTATTTATCTAAAGCAAAAAGCAAAGGAAGCGAGCAGGAAATGAGTCAAGATGCTATAGTGTTAACTGGAGTAAAGGAGACACTAAAAGCATTGCAAGATTTTGACAAAGATGCAGTCAAAGAATTTAATAAAGTTATTAATTCTGAATTGCGTAAGGCTAAACAAGATGCCCAAGGCTTTGTCTCTTCTAAGCCACCACTTAGTGGATGGAACACTCAACCTGCTCGCAACCCTCGCACTCGTGGTGGTGCTGGTTGGCCCGCATGGGATCAAAGCATTATCAAGGCTGGAATAACATCTACAAAGGCTGAGGGTAAGGTAAATAGAGCAAAAGGATATACCACTTCTGCTGGTGCATTAAAGAATAGATCAGCAGCAGGTATTATTTATGAATTAGCAGGTAGAACATCAAGAGGAACTGGAACTTTTATTAGTAACCTTGAGAATAAAGAAGAAAAAGCATCTCGCTTAATCTGGAAATCTGTAGATAAAAATAAAGACAGAATTATTCAAAATGTTTCTCAAGCCTTTGAAAAGGCTAAACAAGTATTACAAAAAAATTTAGATATGAGGAGGACTTCATAACATGGCAACAGGTGCAGTAATTGCAAGAATCCTCTCTCAGTACTCTGATAAAGGTAGTAAGGCTGCTCAAAAAGACATTGCTAAACTTGGTAAAAAGATTGATGCATTTGGCAAAAAAGCAACAAAAGCATTTGCAGCAGCAGGTGTAGCAACCGTTGCCTTTGCAGGTAAACTTGCAGTAGATGCTGTGCAAGGTGCCATGGAAGATCAAAAGGCTCAGGCATCATTAGCAGTAGCACTTAGAAATACAACTGGAGCAACAGAAGAAGCCATAGAAGCAAACTCAAGATTTTTAGATAGTCTTGAACTACAAGTTGCAGTTGATAATGATGAGTTAATTCCTGCACTAAAAGTATTAGTAACAGCAACAGGAAATCTAAGCAAGGCTCAACAATTACTTACTTTAACCACAGATGCTGCTGCTGCATCAGGAATGGACATAGGCTCAGTTGCAAAAATAATTGCAAAGGCCCAAGGTGGACAACTTGAAGCATTAAAGAAACTTAACTTAGGTCTTGATCTCTCAAAAATTAAAGCAGGAGATTCTGTAGCGGTATTTAAAGAATTAGCAGATGTAACAAAAGGACAGGCAGAGGCATCAGCAAATACCTTTGCAGGTAAACTAACAGTACTAAGATTAAGGTTTAATCAAATAGCAGAGGGAGTTGGATACGCCCTAATTCCAGTACTTGAAAATCTTGTAGATCGTCTGGAAAATGATGTTATTCCTGAATTTGAAAAATTTATTAGACTAAATAAGCAAGAAATAGTTGATGCTCTTGCTGGCACAGTTGCTCTTGCTGAAAAGGCTACAAAAGCCTTTGTTGCAATTGGTAATGCTATAGGTGATCTTGATGTATTCTTTAAAATCCTTGGCAGTGGTATTTTAGCAGTCCTTGGTTATATAAAAATATTAACAACAATTGCAACAATAAGGACTTTAAGTGCTCCTTTTTTAGCAGCAGCAAAAAGCGTTAAACATGAATTTTCCCTAATAGGACCTGCAGCAGCGAGAGTAGATGCTAATTTTAAATTACTGGGTATTAATGCTGCTCAACTTGGTACAAATCTTAAGAACTTAAAGTTTGTTCCTGGACTATTTGGTAAGATGACAGGAGCAGTTGGAGCATTTTATGGAGCACTAACTCCTATTGGAATAATATTTATTAAAATTGCTGTTGCAATTGCTATCTTATATGCTGCCTATAAAGGTCTTCAGATGCTACTGGAGAAATTTGCCAGGGACGATAGAAAACGAGCAGCAGAAAAAAAGATAGCACTACAAAAAGAAATTGATGCTGCCAACGCACTTGCTGCCACATATGACAGTGCTGCAGTAAGAGCGCAAAAAGCCTATGAAAAACAAAAAGCACAGCAAGATGTAATTCTTGCAGGATTTAAACAGATTGAAGATCAGGTTAAAGATGCTAATGCAGCCGCTAAACAAAAGGCTATAGATGATGCAAGAGATGCAAGATTATTAGCAGAGCAATTAGCAGATGAACAAAAGAAACTTTATATCCAAGGCTTGGAAAGAAAAGGTGCTCAAAAACTTGCCACTCTAAACAGAAATCTTCTTACAGATAAAAAGAAGATGGAAGTTCAACTTGCTGCAATTAAGGCAAAGAATGCCAAATTAGACAAGGCTGGAATTAAACTCACAGATCCTGATGAGATGAATGCTATCCAAATGGAAGCAATCTATCAGAACCTTGTAAAAAACGGTAGAGTATTATTAGCAGAAGCAACTAAGCAACAAAAAGCAGCAGATGAATTAAAACTAAAGGCTGCAGAAGAATATAATAAAACATTATTGCGTCAAGCAGATATTGTTCAATACCTTGACAAACTAAGAGCAAATGACATAGTTGTAATTGGATATTTAGCCAAGAAGTGGGACATGACTACTGAGGCTGCTGATATGTATATTAAGAGCATATTAGGAATTGGCGAAGTAAAATTAGATGATGCTGGAATCCTGGCCATAAGAATGGCGTGGGGAATGTCTGGAGATCAGGCAAAGAAGTATCTTGAGTTTACTGCTGCAATTAAAGCAGGACATGGCAACATAGGTAAAGAAAAACTTGAAGAACTTGGAAGAAAATGGTTTAAAGATTCTGACAATCCTACTGATGCTGCAAAAAAATACGAACAAGCACTTAGTGTATTAGAAGATCATGAAGTTGGTGCAGATGAAGTTACTAAATTAGCAGAAGCCTGGAACACAACTCCAGATGCAGTTGCTGCATATTTACTTGAAGTTGGAAAGCCTTTCACATTAACAGATGATGCAAAATTAATTTTATCTGCTGACATGATTGGCAAAATTGCTGGAGCATGGGATGCAGCAAGATTGGCTTTGATAGCCTATCTAAAAGCAGCAGCAGATGCTGCAAAAATTAAGATTCCAGGAGTTACAGATGGTAAGCCAGATGGTACACCAAATGGTACACCTTCAACAACGACTGTAACACCTTCACTGGCAGATGCAATAAAAGAAGCAGCAGATGCATCAGCAGCGTTAGCAGATGCAGAAAAAGTTTTGGCAGAATCAACAGCACTTGGTTCAATTAGTTCTGCAAAAACTACTGATGCTATTAATTCAGCAGTTAAGGTAGCAACTATTCTTGGAGAGTCTGCCTCAGATATTGCAAATGCAATGATGACTGGATTACTTGGTCAAGGTATGGATGCAGCAAATGCAGCCTCATCTGCAAGGTATACAGGTCAAGCAATTGCAGCAATGCAAGCAGCAGAAGCACAGGCTAAGGCAAATGCAGAAGCAGCAGAAAGAGCATTAAGTTCTGGTCAAATAAGAGCAAGAGATATGGCTTTAGGAGGCAGTAGAACAGATTCTGCCTATGATTCTGATACAAGATTTAGAGCATATCGTGCACCTACTGCAGAACCACCACCACCTCCTTCACCAACACCTAAGACAAGTGATTTAAAAATAACTATTGATGCAGCAGGAGACGAGTTGTCTACTGCTATTAGAAACAGCCTCTTGTTCTCACAGTCTAATGGTAGTCAAATAAACTTGCAGGCGGTTTAAAATGCCACAACCACTTTTAAGTCTTGGAGTAGAGATTGACTTTGCTAATGGAGCATCCTTCGCATATCCTTTAATTTTAAATGATCCTGCTTTTGGTATTTTAGATATAAACACTTTAGGAGATAATCCAGCAGACCTTGTTGATATTTCTAATATGGTTATGCGATGCACTACTCGTAGAGGTCGTAACCGTATTCTTTCTAACTTTGAGGCTGGAAGTGCAACGGTAGTGTTAAATGATCCCAATGCAGACTTTAATCCTCAGAATCCATCATCTCCATATTATGGTAAATTGTTTCCTTTACGCAAGATAAGAATATATGCAAACGCAGAACTTTCTGGAATCCCTGTTAAAATTTTTATATTCTCAGGATATATAACTACCTTTGATACAGGATTTTATCAAGGAACAAATGAAACAACAACTGTTACCTTACAATGTGTTGATGGATTTCGTCTTCTAAATAATGTGGCGATAGACTCTGTTCCTGCTGGTGTTGCTAATCAGTTGTCTGGAGCAAGAATAAATACCTTACTTGATACCGCATCATTTCCAAATTCATTAAGGAATATTGATACTGGAGAATCTACTATGCAGGCAGATCCAGGCGGAAATAGACAATTATTGCAAGCAATTCAGTTAATTGAACAATCAGAGTTTGGTGCCTTTTTTATGGATAGAGAAGGTCAGGCTCGTTTTCTTGATAGAGATACTGTATCAAAAAGATCAAACGATTTTCCTATTCAATACTCTGATACTGGTATTGGACAAGGGTTTTCAATGATTGACCTTGCATATGATGATCAAAATATCATAAATAACATTACTGTATCAGCAGCCAACGGAATTGGAACTGCAAATGTTTTTAATCAAGAAAGCATTGATAGATTTTACATTAAATCAGGATTGAGAGCAGATCTTCTTTTTAATACTCCATCAGACGCTCTTAATCAAGCCCAGACCATTTTAGCAGCCAGAAAAGATGCTAAAGTGCGAATTGATTCCATGACTTTAAATCTAAAAGGCATTGAGTCTGAATTAGATTTAATTATTGATTTGGGCTTAGATATTTATACCCTCATCAAAGTTACAAAAGAAATGCCAGATAGTTCTACAGTAGAAAGCGAATTGTTTGTTCAAGGCGTGAGTCACGACATAAATACTAACACTTGGGTTACAAAAGTTTATACTGCAGAGCCACTTATCCAGGCCTTTATTTTAGATGGAGGACCTGAGCAAGATCCTAATGCACAAGGAGTCCTTGCTGAAATGAGTCCAATTCCAAATACTAACGCTTTATCATACTAACATAAGGAGAAAACAATGCCTACAGGCAGTCCAAACGCTGGTTATAAGACCTTCAATACTGGAGATGTATTAACCGCAGCACAGGTTCAGTACAACCTGCAAAATCAGTCAATAATGTACTTTGCGTCTGCTGCAGCGAGAGATGCTGCCCTGACAGCAGGTATTGTTCAAGAAGGAATGTTTGCCTACCTTGCTGATACTAACACTACAGTTTACTATGATGGTGCTGCATGGCAGTCTTTTGGTACTGGAGATGTAACAGGTCTAACAGCAGGTTCTGGTATTACAATTACCAATGCATCTGGTCCTGTGCCAACTATTGCTTTATCTACAAATCCAACCCTTACATCACCAAAAGAGGTAGTTGATAGAACAGCAACCGCAACAGCAACTACTGTAAATGTTGATGTAGTAACTGCTTCTGTAAAAATTAACACTTTGGCTGCTACAGCAAACTTTATTCTAAATGTTCGTGGTGATGCAGGAACAACATTAGACTCATTAATGTCAGTTGGACAACAAATTACCGCAGTATTTGAATGTGTAAATGGTGCAACTCCATACTATGCAACAGCATATCAAGTTGATGGAGTAGCCGTAACTCCTAAATGGTTAGGTGGATCTGCTCCAGTAGCAGGAAATGCTAACTCTTCAGATGTTTATGTTCTTACAATTGTAAAAACAGGAGCAGCAGCATTTTCATGCCTTGCTTCATTAAATAGATACGCTTAATATTAAATAATTAGGAGAACAAGTGAGTCCTTTACAGCGTGACCCAAGTGGGATAGGTATACAACTTAGATACATTACTCCACCAGTCGTACCACCAGTCGTACCACCAGTCGTACCACCAGTGGTTCCACCTGTAGTGCCTCCTGTAGTGCCTCCTGTAGTGCCTCCTGTAGTGCCTCCTGTAGTGCCTCCTGTAGTCCCACCTGTAAGCCCTCCAACGCCTGTAGTACCACCTGTAAGCCCTCCTACACCAGTTGTGCCTCCAGTAAGCCCTCCAACGCCTGTGGTGCCTCCTGTGAGCCCTCCTACACCTGTGGTTCCTCCTGTGGTCCCACCAGTGGTTCCACCTGTGGTTCCTCCAGTCGTACCTCCTGTAGTGCCTCCAGTCGTACCTCCTGTAACTCCTTTGACCACATACTATTGGTGCTGTCAAGGTGATGGAACTCTGTACAATGATCTATTTGCAAGTGCTGGTGCTGCTGCTACTGGTGCTGCAAACTTCTGTACATCAATTGGCAAATCTCCTGTATCTGCTGGTCCAGATACAGATCCAGCCTTGCAGTGTCCAGTATAAAATATAAAAAAGGAAAATAATGATAAAAGACGAAGACATAATTAGAGATCCAAAAGAGGTTGCAGCAAATACTCCTGATGGAGAAAAATATACTCTTCAGTATCTTTTGCTTATTGAGAATAACAGTCTGCCAATTCATGAAGCAGATATTTTGAAGGTAGTTTCTATAACTAACGAGTTTAAATCTTTACTTAGGGAATCTGATACAATAGAGTGTGTAAACGATGACTGCTCTGTAGTTAAGTTTTTAGACAAAAATGGTAATGAATTAGAAACTTTATCAACAACAGCAGAGTTTGGATATTTACTTTCAAGCAATGCAAGAAAGAAATATATCAAAGGCACTGGTCCATGCACTGCGTCTAAGCCTTGCAATGGAAATAAATAACAAAAGGGGTTATAAATGGGGAAAGATCCATGGGAACGATATAAAGAAAAGTATGGCGTCACAATATTTGATGCCCTTGATCCCAATGTCGCAAGGGTTGATGAAAAAGTAGCAGAAGAAAGATTAAGCATTTGTGCATCTTGTCCTGAACTAATTAAATTAACAAAACAGTGCAAGAAGTGTGGATGCTTTATGTCTATAAAAGCAAGGTTAGAAGAAGCAAAATGTCCGTTAGGAAAGTGGTAGAAATGAAAGAATTAGCACCAGGAATAGTAGTATTTGAAAATGTATTTCCTAATTCAATGGAATATATAACTCGCATTGAAGAACAAGGTATTTCTTGGAGACCAGCAGAAGTATTAGTAAATCAAGATGAATATGAATCTGGTACAAATACTAAAGCCAGAGATACTGATCTTATTATGCTGCCTCATCATGACTCACAAGAAATTGGAACTTTGGCGGAACTTACAAAAGAATTTCACAATAATCTAAAGCCTTGCTTAGATCAATATATGGCTACATACTTTGCAAAAATAGAAAATTTTGAAGCACCACAACTACTTAGATATGGCAAAGAACAAAAGTTCCATGATCATATAGACGATCATCCATTCTTTACTCGCAGGATATCTTTAACATATTATTTAAATGATGAGTATGATGGTGGAGATGTATCATTTAATAGATTTGGCCTAAGATTTAAGGCTAAAAAGAATGACCTTCTTATTTTTCCATCAAACTTTATTTATAATCATGAAGTTCATCCAGTTACAGATGGCTTAAGGTATGTGATGGTCCAATGGATGGCATAAACAAAGAAGTTGGTTTAATTAAAAATGTTCTAAACCCTGTTGATTTTGACAGGCTAAGAATGCATTTTAAAGAAAATATTCACCTTGCAAATATGCCTGTAGATGAGTTTGGTCGTAAACTAATTGGTGATTCTGACCCTATTCTAAAAGAATATGCTGAAATACTATTGCCAAAAGTACGAGAGTATTTTAATAGCAACACATTGCTTTCTTCTTATTCTTTATTTGCAGAGTATTCTGATGAGACTATTAGTCTTCATAAGCATAAAGATTTGAATGCCTGCACATATACGCTTGACTTAGTTCTCTATCAAGGAGATCCATGGGCACTTTACATAGATGGTAAAGCCTACACAGCCAAGCCAAACGAAGCAATTTTGTTTATGGGTGAAGAGTTAGAGCATTGGAGAGATACTCTATACAACAACACTGGCAAAATAGGAGTTGTTTTCTTTCATTATGTAGAACCAGAGCATTGGTATTTTACTAAAGGCCCTGAACATATCTATGAAATTTACAAGGAACACAATGATAAAAAATGAGCCAAAGAGATATTTCTCAAACATAGTTGGGCCACCGTCTAATGAGCAACATTATGCAGAAAGCCCTAATGGGAAAATTGAAATACGAATAAAAAATATTTGGCTTAATCTGAAAGACAAACTAACAAATTGGAGGAATAATGACAGGTAAAGTTGAAGCGAAGTCAATAGTAGACTTCTTTCCACCAGAACTCTTTGCAAAAGTCAAAGAACAGGTTCTTGCTAAAAACATGGGACCAGACGGACCACACATGTATCACACTGTGGCTGGAAGATGGCTTACAGATATAAACTTTGATCCTGAGACAGAAGCAGAGATTTTAGAAATAGCAAAGAAGACATTTGGAGTAGACACTTTACAAAGAGCAGGATTCCATACTGGAAGATATCAAAAACAAAACGGTATTAAGCCACAACTCTGGAAGCATGTTGACCAATCTGCTTGCCAATACTCATTAGATATTTGTATTGATAAGAATGTTGACTGGCAATTAGTTGCAGATGATAAGGTATTTGATGAAGCACCAAATCAATGCATAGTCTTTTCTGGTAACGACCATATGCACTACCGTCCAGAATATCCTACAGAAGATGAAGATAAATTTGTAACACTTCTATTCATGCAATTTGCAGAGCCTGACCATTGGTTCTTTACACAAAAAGACATGGAAGGATTTGCTGAAAACAGTTGGAAGTCAGATTTTAAGTTTAGAGTCCAATACGGATACTGGTCTATGCCTGACTATAGCGATGGACGACCTGTCTGTGAATGCTGTGACTATCGTCATGTTGCTAACTTTGAAGAAAAGTATCAGGCAGAAAAAGAGTATTGGGACACTCTATATGGACCTGCAAAAGTGGTTTAAAGGTCAACTCAATCTTATAGAGATAGAAGTTTACTCTTTCTGTAATAGAAAATGTTGGTTTTGCCCTAACTCTTTTATAGATAGGCACTCTGATAATAATCTAATGCCAGAAGAGATGTACTTGTCAATTCTGAATCAGTTAGCAGAAATAGACTACGATAAAGAAATTACCTACAGCAGATATAACGAGCCATTGGCCTACAGAGAGATCATCCTAAAGCGTATCTAACTAAATAAAGATAAGACCTGAGTAAGTCTATAAACTACTCCGCAACTTTGTCGGTGGTATCCGCTAT